TTAATTGTTTTTTGTGTAATTTCTTAAAGAATTTTTAATTTGTTCGTAGGTTTCTTTATAGAGTTTTACTAATGATTCTGGTGTTTGTTCGGATAGGTCTTTTGATTCAAGCAGAAGTCGTGTTAAGTATTCTGCTTGTTCATAGAATGTAGTATTTGGCATATAATCACCTCCTTTCTGGTTTTATTATAGCAGATTGGAGATTGTGTATTGAATTTAAAAGGTTAAGACAAAGGAAAAGAAAGGAGGGGGATGGTTGAAAAGATTTTTAGAAAATATTGAGATTAACAGATTTATTGAAGATAATTTCAATTCTGTATCTGAATTTTGTAGAGAGCTTAATATTTCTAGATCACATTTTGATGGAATGATGAAAAGGGAAATAGCTTGTGGGAGAAAAACTCAAAATAAGTTAAAGAATTTGCTTAAAGGTTATGGTATTGATATTGAAGATTTGCTTGAACCTTTACCGATTATTATTGGAGATAAAAAAGTTAAGGAAATTATAATTTCTGATAATAAAAATAGGTTAATAGTTTCTATTAATTCTAATAGTGAGATAAGTGATAAAAATTACAAAGTAGAGTATATCCCATTTTCTTAATCTAAATTGTTGTTTTTAGATTTATCGGGATTGGAAACAGGTGTTTCTATACCATTTATCAAACGAACATGATAATTCTCGTAATTGCCAGCTTTTATAGATCTAACGAAGTCTTGTCTTGTCATATATCTACCAGACTTTGTGTCTTTAAAGTTTAAATTTCTTCCAGTTGAAGATTGATTTGTGGTTATTACTCTTTTCAATTGTCACCTCCTTTCTGGATAAAATATTTAACAAATTAAGAGATATACTCTACTAGAAAAATTTTACCATCTTTGACTATAAAAAGCAATATATATAGTTATTATAATTCTGTGTAATACTATAAGTTGTGGTTTTAAATGAGATTAAAAAAGAAAGACAAGGAAAAGGAAAGGAGAAGAAATGGGAGATTATATTTATTCTGGAGATCATAAAAGGTTAGAGAAAAAGGATTATGAAAATTGTATTAACAAAATTTTTGATGTATTAAAAGAACTTCCTGAAGACAAACATTATTATGCAAGTTATAAGTATTGTCTCAAGGAAGTTTTGGAAAGGCTTAAGGTCAGAAATTTTAATAATTTATAAGATTTCTTCTATTAATTGTTGCATTGAGCATATTAGTACATTTATATCTTTATCTTTTCCGTGATGTCTATTGTATGTGTTATCTTTATTAGCATCTACTTTTACACTAATATTTTCTGAATATTTTTTATTTGATGGAGATGTATAAGATATTTGAAAGTTTAATATTAAATTTTCTTCAGGTGGATTTATTAAAGATTTATATGACTGGTTTGGTACTAAGGTGCTTTCTTGTATTGAATTGAAAGGTGTTAAATCGTCTATGCAAGATATTTTGCTTAGATTATAATCACATTTAAAAATGTTAATCTTTCCAGCACTTTTTCCAAAATTTTTGATGATTAATATCTTATATGGAGTACCTAAATTTATAGTTTTTAGATAGACGGTTATATACGGTCTTGTACTTTCTTCAATTTGTTTTGAGTTTTGTTTTAATGTACAGACTGAAATTATAAGAGCAATTATAGCAGTTAGTGATTGTATTATTTCTAACATTATATACCTCCTTTCTGATTTTATTATAGCAGATTGGAGATTGTGGATAGGTTTTAAATAATTAAGAAAGAAGATGTAGGAGGATGAGGAGTTATGGAGGAAAGGCTTACAGTTTTAAAAGAATATATGACACTTTCCGATATGAAGGAATATTTTCAATTTAAGGATTCTAAGACTTTTAGAGATTGGGAGCAAAAGGGGCTGAAAACAATAAAGCTTACGGAATCTTCCAAACTTTATAAGGCTTGTGATATAAGGGAGTTTTTAGATAATTTAAAATAATTTATGGAGGAGATTATGGAGAATAAGAAAGTTAGAAGAATTAGAAAAAGAAGTCAGGTGTTTGAGATGTTAGATGGTAAAAAGCTTGATGATGCTTGTGTTAGGTTTACTGCTAAGCCTGAGAGAGAAAGGATGAGGGATAAGTTTTTAGGAATTTTTGTTGTTGGTTTGTGCATGACCTTGGCCATAGCTGGTCCAAGTGAATTAATTAGGGTGTCAGGGATAGTAGCAATGTTTTTGGGGTCTCTTATGGCTTTTTTGGCATAAAAAAAAGCCGACAGCAATCGGCTTTTTAGAAATTTGTTATAGGGTTATTATACTTCGTTTTTAATTTTTGGAAAGGCTGGAGATTTCTATATGCTAAGGAAATTTCTTGGTCTTTCTTAAAATGTATATTTATGATTATATTTAAGGATTTGGAGAATATTTATGAAAATAGAGAATCAAGTTATGTTTATGAGAAATTTGATTAATGTTAGTGATGAGGATGTTATTTCTCTTGGGGAGTATTTCAATGGGGTTGGTTCTGGTATTAATCCTAGAAAGAATGGTTGTAATGAAGATTGTTTTGATATGCACTTTTTAGTGTTGTGTGAGCTTAAAAGAAGGGGGATTTATGATGGAGATTTGGAAAGATTTATTGGATAGGGGTTGGAGATTTAATGCTGATGTTATTAGTAGTTTTGATGTGCCTAGGTATGAGTTTAATCGTTTTAGGATGAGAATTAGAGATTCTTATCCTAAGTTTTATAGGGACAATGTTTTTAAGCGTGAGGATAGGAGACTTTTACTTTCTCCAAAGATGGTGGAGATCATGAAAGATATTTATGATTCTCATAGGTGGAAAAATGAGAGGGTATGTGATGATGATTTTGCCAAGGCTTTGAGTAAGTTTGATGAGGGCAATGATAAGAATTTTAAAGAGGAATCTTTTTATAAGATTGATTTTAATGGTGAGGATTTTGAGACTATTCGAGGAATGGTTGATGAGAAAATTTCCCATTTAGATGATGAGATTAGGGTTTTGAATGATTATAAGTCCAATTTATTGGAGTTTAGGGACAAGGTTGTTTATTTAAGTGAGAATTAAGGAGGATTATTATGGCAGAAAATCCTAATTATTATAGTATTTTACCGGCTAATGTTAGGTATGATGATAGGCTAAAGGCCAATGAAAAGTTATTGTATTCTGAAATTACAGCCCTTGCAAATCTACATGGATATTGTTATGCTAGCAATTCTTATTTTGCTAAATTGTATGGGGTTAAGAAGGATACAGTTAGTGGGTGGATTAATAAGTTATGCAAGTTTGGTTATCTTAGTACGGAATTAATATACAAGAAAAATAGCAGGGAAGTAGAGTCTAGGAAAATTTATATTGTTCCAAATTCTGATAAGAAAGATTTGGGAGAAAATTGTCCTGACCCTATCCCACAAAAAGAGGATACCCCTCCGATAAATAAAGGGGAGACCTATCCGATAAATATCGGGGAGGGTACCCGATATAAATCGGAAGATAATAATACAAGATATAATACTACAAGTATTAATAATCTTCTTCATGATGATGAGGATGAAAATCTCCATAATTTAGAAAAAGTTTTGGATAGGGTTATGGATACTTGGAATAAGCTTGATAGTAATATTCCTAGGCTTAAGTCTATTAGTCCTAATACTAAGCGTTATAGGTTAACCAAGTTATGTCTAGATGAGTATGGGATTGATTATCTTTTGGGGGCTATTAATAAAATTAATTATAGCAAGTTTCTCCAGGGTTATTCGGATAGGAGTGATTTTGTTATTAATTATGATTGGTTTATAGATCCTAATAATTTTTCTAAGGTGTCTGAGGGCAATTATTCTGACAGCAAGAAAGAAGCTGTTAAGTCTAAAAGGCATAGTGATTGTAAAGAGGCCATTGATTTGGCTGAGAGGATGAGGCAGGAGAGATTTAAAAGGATTTTAGGACAAGGCTAGGAGGAAGAAATGTTTTTAAAGATTAAATATGAAAATGAATCGGCTATATTTTTGAATACTGATTTTTTTAGGGTTTGTAGGGTTGATGTTGAAGATAAGTCTGCCCGTTTGGAGATTATTAATAGGAATGGGGAAGAGGAAGTATTTGATGATATTGAATATTCTGGAGATTTTAAGAATTTTGTGGAGGGCTTATAGTGCCTGTAATTATTAAATATTTAATTTTCATGATACTTGTTAGTGATTTTTGCTATTTTGGTTTTAAAAGATTTGGAAAAATAAAGTTAGATTTTTCTAGGTTTGATTTTGGATTAATATTTGGGCAAGTGTCAGTTTTGGCTTTTGTTGGAATTATTGTTTATAGGTTTTTGGGATAGGAGGAGTTTTGTTAAAGATTAAGACTAAGAGATTTTTTAATAATTTGTTTAATGGTTTTGGTAGACCTAAGAAGATTTATGTAAGTATAAGGCAAGATGAAAAATCGTCAATAATTTCTTTTGGAGATTTTCAGTTTGATTTGAGGGAGATTGGACTTTGTTTGAAAGAAGTGGAGGAAGAAGAATGAAAAAATGGCAATTAGATAGGGCCGCTTATTATTGGGCAGTTACTTTTTTACCAACATATATTGAGGAATTGAAAAAGAAAATAGAAAAGGCTGATGATGATTTGGTGAAAATAGGACTTAACATAAAATTAGATAAGGCAGAAGAAGATCTTACTGAAATATCAAAAGTGTATTTAAAATTAATAGATGGTTAAAAAGTGGGGAAAAAAAGATGAAAAAGAAAGTGAATAATGTAAGAGATATACTTGTTAGTATAGAGTTTGATCCTATAGAAATTGGATTTATTCAAGCTAGTATTGATACTTATTTGGAAACGGTAAGGAAAAAATTTGGAGATAAAGATGGTTTGGTCCATTTACCATTAGTTGAACCTACGGGAAAGACTTGTCTTGGTAAAATTGATAAGGCTATAGATGAGCTAGAAAAAATTTATGAATGGGGAGAAATAGATGATTAATAATTTAACTCTAGTTGGTAGGCTTGTTAAGGATCCTGAGCTTAGGTATACAAGGTCTAATATTGGTGTATGTTCTTTTGTGCTTGCTGTTGATAGGGAGTTGAGCAAGGAAAAAAGAGAGGAAGCCAAGGCAAATAATTATCCTACGGCAGATTTTCCAAGGGTTGTTGTATGGGGCAAGATGGGAGAGGTTTGTTCTAAGTATCTCCAAAAAGGCTCAATGGTTGCTATTGTTGGAAAAATTCAAACTGGTTCATACAAGGACAAGGACGGAAAGATGGTTTATACAACTGATGTTAGAGCTGATAGGGTAAGATTTTTAGATACAAAGTCTAGTGGAGATAAGGATAAGGCTGATTATCATAATAATATTACAAGCATTGATGATTATTTTAGTGATGATTTTGTGGAAATTCAGGATGATAATATTCCTTTTTAGGTGAGTTATGGAGAAATTGTATTTTATGGTTACTGCTGATGAATTGGAATGGCCAATTGCTGTTGGTAGGTCTATTGAGGAATTGGCAAGGGATTCTGGTAAGGCTGAAGGGACTATTTACACTAAGATGAGAAATCAAAGGAAAGGTTTAAAAATTAAAGATTACAAGGTTGAAGTTGTGGAGGTGGAAGAATGAAAACTAAGGAATTTATCAAAAGAGTTGAAGAGTTGGGGTTTAAGGTTAATAAAGGAATTACACGAATATGCATAGTTAGCGAAGGACTTACTGTTGCTACAATATCCACTGAACGAGTACATTATATTAATTGTTTCTGTTTTGTAGATATTGAATGGGAAAATCAAGATAAACTGTTTAACCTAATTGTCGAGTATGCAAAAACACCTATTGAGGATAGGGAGGAAGAAAAGAAATATTATTTGAAGCATAGGTGGATAAAAAATTCTATTAATGGTAAAGGCTACCTCAATTGTTTTATACATGATGATATCATGAGATTATCATCTACCCTACAAGATAAAAGTGCTAAAACCCAATTTACACGTAAAGAAATTGAAGAAATCAAGAAAAAGTTTGATACTGATTTGAAAGATTTTGAGTTGGTGGAGGTAGAAAATGAAAACAAACATACAAGTTGTATTTAAAGATGAAAACGAAACTATATTTGATGCAAATTCTTTTAGATTTGAAGAAGACGGATTTTGTTATTTAGAGTTTAACGAAGAAGATAAATATACACTTATTGCTTGCGTATCAACATCTGAAATTAAATATCTAATGTTTGTGGAGGTGGAAGAATGAAAAGTGATAAGGAAAAGTTATTTGATATGTTTAATGTTTTTGAAAATGCAATTAAAGAAGTTGAGGATATAGGCGAATATAGAGATTATGATTTAGATCAAAATATTGAGGAAATTTATAATAAATTAGAGGATTTGAGTATTGATGTTTGGGGATTGATTCGTGAAAGGGGTTGGAGTGATGACTAATCTCCAAAGTTTTAAGGCTTTACAGGCTAATGGTTTTGGTAAAAATTTTGAGAAATTAATTGATTTGGCTTGTAAGTATTATAGGGCTGAGGGCAAGGCTGATATTGCTAAGATTGATGAGCCTTTTAGGGTTATTAGGCTTAAAAATGCTGGTCGATTTGAAGGGCAGTTTACAAAAAACGCTAACCCTGATTTTGAGGGGACTCTTGATGGTGGTAGGTCTATTTGTTTTGAGGCAAAGTACACTACAAGCGATAGAATGAAACAAAGTGTGGTTTCAGATAAGCAAGCCGAGGTTTTGGAGATTAAAAGTAAGCTAGGTGGTCTTGCTGGTGTTTGTATAGGGATTAAAGACAGGTATTTCTTTATCCCTTGGAATATTTGGGCAAATATGAAAGAAATATTTGGTAGAAAGTATGTTAAGGCTGATGATCTATCCCGATATGAGGTTATTTTTAGGCAAGGGGTCAGATTTTTGGATTATAAGTATGAGTAAGTTTTTAAATATTAATGATTGTTCTTTATTTTTGGAGATTGTTATTTATATTTTGGAAAATAGGTTTGATTTTTCGGATAAGGATATTGATAAGTTTATTTGTGAAATTGAAATGAGAATTGATGATAATTTTGAGGAGGTTTTTAATGATTAAGTACAAGGCACCTTACATATTAAGTAAGAAAGATGGAGATATTGGCTATGATGTAAGAGCTATTGAAGATAGGATATTGGAGCCAATGGAAACTGCTACTATTTCTACTGGTGTTTTCTTGGAATTAGATAATGGATATTATGCTGATTTAAGGCCAAGGTCTGGTAATTCTAGTAAGGGTCTTATTTGCAATCTGGGTTTGATTGATACTTCTTATAGGGGAGAGATTAAGGCTTCTATTACAAATCTTACTGGTAATGATTATGAGATTAAGAAAGGTGATAGGATTGGCCAACTTGTTTTTAGGAAAGAAAGTATGGTTGATTTGGAGAAAGTTTTGGAGATTGATTGTAATACTGATAGGGGTTCTAAGGGTTTTGGGTCTTCTGGTAGGTAGTTAGGAGTTATGATGCAAAGTTTTTATATAAATTTGGTTAAGGAAAAGTTGAAAAGATATTTTTATGCTAGAGATTTTATTGAAAGAGCTGAAAGGAAGATTGATGAATTAAATAACCTTAAGGAAGGTAAGACTGTTGTTTTTTATGGTGATAAGCCACCTTTTGGTGGATCTGAGGATAAGGACAAGTTACTGAATATTCTGGCAGAGATTGACTTATTAGAAACTAATATTAGAGAGAATAAAAAGATTATCGAAGAGCTTGATTATGCTTTCAAGAGTATGAGTGAGATCCAAAGGGATATTACTTTGGAGATTTATGGGAGACCTTATAAGTATAATAAGATACAGAATCTGAAAGATAAATACCATTATGAGAAAGCCCATTTATATAATCTAGCAAATGAAGGTTTGGTTCATATTGCTTTGTCTTTATTCGGTAAATATTAATATAGTAAAGTAATTTGATAAAAATATTTAAGAATTAGACTATTAGTGGACACTTTATACGGCAATAGGGTGTATAATGGTAGTGTGAAAGTAAGCGAGAAAATCCTCCATGATTATTTATTATTGTTTACTTTCTAGTAACATACATTCTCATTAGAGTCTCCTAGTTTATAAATTATTTTTGAAAGCTACCACCACCTTTGTGTTGGTAGTTTTTATTTTACATAGAGAAAGGATTATAGTATGGCCAAGGAGAGATTGGATAGGACTGGACCTCATAGGGCAACCTTTGAAAGGAACAAGAAGATAATACTTAAGACGCAGAATGTATGTGGTATATGTGGTAAGCCTGTAGACCTAAGTCTTAAGGCACCTAATCCTTTGGCTCCTTGTATTGATCATATAATCCCAGTATCAAAGGGTGGACATCCATCTGACATTGATAACTTACAGCTTGCACATTGGTCTTGCAATAGAGCAAAGTCAGACAAGCTATTTAAAAATAAAGTAAACATAGAGCCTGAAGTGATAGGAAATAGGAATCTTCCATGGTCGACTGATTGGACAAAATATAAACCAAAAAAATTTAAAGGTATGTAGGGGGGATACCCCCCTCCCCGGTCGGTTGGCCGGAGTTCAGCCGTCCACTGTACATTTTTTATCATGCGGGGTTGGTTATTTTTTTAGAAAGGGAATTTATGGAATATGATTTAGAGTTTTTAAGGCGAAAATTGAATAGTTTTGAGCCTATGGTTAGGAAAAGATACTTATATTATGATTCTAAGTTTAGGGAGAATGATTTTGGTATAACTATTCCTCCACATATTAGGCAGATGTATAGGTCATCTCTTGGTTGGTGTGCTAAGGCTGTTGATAGCTTGGCTGATAGGTTGGTTTTTAAAGAATTTTCAAATGATTTATTTGATTTGAATGAAATATTTAACTTGAATAATCCGGATATATTTTTTGATTCGGCAATTTTATCTGCTCTTATTTCTTCTTGTTGTTTTATTTATATATCAATGGGAAATGAGGGTTATCCAAGATTACAGATTATTGAGGGAAGCGAAGCTACTGGAGTTATAGATCCTATTACTGGGCTATTGAAGGTTGGATATGCAGTTCTTGATAAGACTGAAAATGGAAATCCTAAGACTGAAGTTATTTTTTTACCAGATAGGACGGAATATTATTTGGACGGTAAGATTTATTCTAATGTGAAAAATCCTGCTGGTGTTCCTTTGTTAGTTCCTATTATATATCGTCCAGACGCTGTAAGGCCTTTTGGTAGGTCTAGGATTTCTAGAGCCTCTATGTATTTCCAAGCCCACGCTAAACGAACGCTTGAAAGGGCGGATGTAACAGCAGAATTTTATTCTTTTCCTCAAAAGTATGTGGTTGGATTAAGTCAAGATGCTGAGCCACTTGATAAGTGGAAGGCTACAGTTTCTTCAATGTTACAGTTCACCAAAGACGATGAAGGGGATAGTCCAAAACTTGGACAGTTTTCTCAACCGTCTATGAGTCCATTTACTGAACAACTAAGAACTTTAGCATCAGGTTTTGCTGGAGAAACTGGATTAACTTTAGATGATTTAGGATTTATAACCGATAATCCATCATCTGCCGAGGCAATAAAGGCAAGTCATGAAACTTTAAGAATTACTGCAAGAAAGGCTCAAAGGTGTTTTGGGTCTGGATTTTTAAATGTTGGATATGTGGCAAGATGTTTGGCAGATGGTTATCCTTATTTAAGAAACCAATTTTATGAAATAAAGCCTAGCTGGTATCCAGTATTTGAACCAGATGTAACAACACTTTCAGGAATTGGAGATGCATCAATTAAAATTAATCAAGCCATACCAGGATTTTTTGGAAAAGATAATTTATCTGATCTTACTGGCTTTAATGCAAGCAAAGAGCCACCAAAAGTAGAGGCTGAAAATGAAGAATGAAGAAGTTAAGGATATTGTTCCTGGTATATTTGATGAAATTAAAAAATCTTTTGATTTAAAGACTAAAGAATCTCATATAATTAAGGATAAATTAAAGGCCTTAAAAAATAAGAAAGCTAATTACAAGGATGCCAATGATTTTGCTGTTGAAATTGGGAAAATTCTTTCTGATACTTTCCAGGATAAGATAAAAACTGGAGATTTGCCAGATGGGAAAATGTATTATAATATTGCAAAAAGATTGATAGAGCCAAACATGGTAAGAAATCATGATTTAGTTTCTGAATATTCTAAAGAAGTTCAAAGCATATTAAATAAAAAGGCTAATATATCAATTAAAGCCCAAAAGGCAGATTTAAACCAGGATAGGATTGACAAGTTAATAGATAAAATTACAGGATATGATTCTTACGAAGATGGTAAATGGTTATTAAAGGAACCAGTAATAAACTTTACCCAAGCTGTAGTTGATGAAACTATTAAAAAGAATGCTAATCTACATTATAAAAGTGGACTAAACCCTAAGATCATCAGAAAAGAACATGGTAATTGTTGTGATTGGTGTAAAGAAATAGTTGGAACATATTCTTATCCAGACGTACCAGAAGATATTTACAGAAGGCATAGGCATTGTAGGTGTACAGTTGACTATTATCCAGGAGATGGAAAAAAGCAAGATATATGGTCTAAAAAGTGGAAAAATGTCAACGAAGATGATAAAATTAAAGAAAAAATAGAATTATCAAATAAGACAAATTTCTCAATTAATTCTAAACAGTTTGGTAAGAAATCTAATAAACACATGAAAGATTATGGACTAGACGTTAGTTCAAAAGTAGATAGAAAAAAGTTTGTTAGAATTATTAATGATATTGTAGAAAACCATGATAGTGTTATTAGAAATATAAATTGGAGAGGTCAAACAAATACCGTTATAGCTTATGTTAAAGGTAAAGATGTAGTATTGGTTGACAAAAATAACGAATTTATAACTATTTTGAAAGGAGGTATTAATAATGCTAGGATTAAGAACGCAGGAAAACAATAAATTTATTAAATTTTTCAAATTGGTTCAAGATGAAGCTAGTAAAGTAAATAAAGTTTTCTTTTTGGATTTTGGAGAATGTGAAGATATAGATTTTATGGATATGGAAGTAGATTCTTTATTTGGTTGGTTAATACCTGAAGAAATAGTAGATAAATTTAAAGTAAAATTTGAAAAAGAAAAAGATTTATCAGGTTGGGATGACTACTGTGTATGGGTTATTCCAGAAATAAAAGATAATAAATTAAATATTGTATTTGAATAAAGCACAACTAAACTTACAGGTGTAAGATTTTAGAGGTGCTTTTTTAGTGGAGATTTTGACCTAAGTATGTCGTTAAACTGCTATTTTTTATTGTAAATTTTGAAAGGGGTTTGTATTGAATAGATTAGGTAAGCAGACTCCTACCCAAAAGATAAGTCAAGGATATAAAAAATCTGATTATAAAAAATGTGTAGAACTTTATGAGGGATCTAAGAGAAAAACCATGGAGTGGCAGAGGTTAATTTTAAAAGACCTTTTGGCCATAAATAAAGATGGGCTATGGACCCATACCAAGTGTGGTTATTCTCTACCAAGAAGAAATGGAAAGTCTGAAATATTAGTTATGAGAGAGCTTTATGCTATTCTAAAAGGGGAAGTTGTAAACCATACAGCTCATAGGACTTTTACTTCTCATGCTTCTTGGGAAAGGTTGTGCATGGTTTTAGATGATGCAAATATTGAATATAAATCTTTGAGGGCTACAGGTCGTGAACGTGTGGAGATTCCTGAAACTGGTGGAAGGGTGGAGTTTAGAACTAGAACTTCTACTGGTGGACTTGGGGAAGGTTTTGACCTTTTAATAATTGACGAGGCACAAGAATATACTGACGACCAAGAATCGGCCCTTAAATACACGGTAACATCTTCTAAAAATCCTCAAACTATAATGTGTGGAACTCCACCAACTCCCATATCTTCAGGTATGGTTTTTGTTAATTTTAGAAAACAATGTTTAACATCAAGACCAAATAATGCTTATTGGGCAGAATGGTCTGTGCCAGAAATGTCAGATATACATGATAGTGAGTTGTGGTATAAAACTAATCCATCTTTGGGGACTATTTTTACAGAAAGGTCAATTGAAGATGAGATTGGCTCAGACGAAACTGATTTTAATATACAAAGATTGGGACTGTGGATCTCATACAACCAAAAATCAGCTATTACAGAAAAAGAATGGCAAAGGTTAAAATTAAAGTCTTTACCAATTCTTACTGGAGAAATGCACGTTGGAATAAAATTTGGAAATGATGGAACTAATGTATCTTTGGCTGTTGCTTGTAAGACTTTATCAAAAATGATTTTTATTGAAGCTATTGATTGTCAAAATGTTAGAAATGGTGATAATTGGATAATAGATTTTTTAGTAAAAACTAAGCCTAAATCTGTAGTAATAGATGGGGCAAGCAGGCAATTTATATTGCAGGATGAATTAAAAGAAGCTAGGGTTAAAAATATTATCTTACCTACTGTAAAAGAGATTATAAATGCAAATTCTCTTTGGGAGCAGGGGATTTTTGATAAATCTATTGGCCATATGGACCAACCTTCTTTATCACAAGTTGTAACTAACTGTGAGAAAAGAAATATAGGTTCATCTGGTGGATTTGGTTATAAAAGCCAATTTGATGATATGGATATAAGCCTAATGGATGCATGCTTACTTGCACATTGGGCAGTAAAGGAAATAAAGTCTACAAACAAGCAGAAAATTATATATTGATTATTAAAGTGGGTGTCAACTAATAGTTGACAGTCACTTTTTTAATATAAAATTACCGGACACGGGGAAATGGAGTAGAAGAAATGAGCGAATTTAAAGTAATTGAAAGTCAAGAAGAATTTGATGCAAGGATTAAGGATAGAATTGAAAGAGCTAAGGAAAAAGCGATAGAAGATTATAAAACTGAAATCAAAAAAACAATAGATGATCTAAAGTCTGAAAATTCTAGTCTTAAAAATGAAGTGGCAGGATATAAGGAAAGCTTGGAAGAAGTAAAAGGAAAGGATGAAACCATTAAGGGGCTTAATGAAAAGATTTCTGCTTTTGAAAGAGCAGAAGTTAAAAGAAATATAGCCTTAGAATATGGTCTACCTTTTAAACTTGCTGACAAGATTTCTGGAGATGATGAGGATTCCATGAAAAAAGATGCCGAAGTTATGGCCAAATATTTTTCAGAATCTAAAAAATCTTATGAACCACCATTAAAAACTTATGAAAATAAGGTTGATGAAAAAGACCAAGCTTTGAAAAAACTTCTTGATGGTCTAGATTTGGAAGGAGAATAAACATGGTATTAAGTAGAGGAGATTTCTTTGATGAAATCCTAGTAAATGATTTAATGAACAAGGTTAAAGGTAATTCATCTTTGGCTGTTTTATCCAAACAAACTCCAATTTCTTTTAATGGAAATAAAGAATTTGTTTTTTCAATGGATAAGGAAGTAGACATTGTTGCAGAAGGTGGACAAAAATCTGAAGGTGGAATAAGCCTTGATACTGTTATCATGGTTCCATTAAAAATAGAATATGGGGCAAGGGTAACAGATGAATTTTTATATGCTTCTAAAGAATATAAGTTAAATATTTTGAAAGCCTTTAATGATGGATATGCTAAAAAAGTTGCAAAAGGTTTAGACCTTATGGCTTTTCATGGAATAAATCCAAGAACTGGACAAACATCTACTGTAATTGGAGATAATTATTTTGATAAAAAAGTTACACAAACAGTTGTATTTAACGCTAAAAATCCTGATGAAAACATTGAAAGTGCTGTAGGTTTAATTAGAGGTTCTGAGGGAGATGTAACAGGAGCTGCTTTTGACCCAACATTTGCGACTTCTATGGCAAAACAAACAGTAGATGGCAAGGAAGGTACACCAAGATTATTCCCAGAATTAAGATGGGGTGCAAATCCTGGTTCTGTTAACGGATTAAAAGTTGATGTAAATGCTACTGTTGGAAAAGGTACAAAAGATAAGGCTATTGTTGGTGATTTCTCTAATATGTTCAAATGGGGATATGCAAAACAAATTCCATTTGAAGTAATAAAATATGGGGATCCTGACAATTCTGGAAAAGATTTGAAAGGATATAACCAAGTGTATTTAAGATGTGAAACTTACTTAGGCTGGGGAATATTAGATCCTAATCATTTTGCAATTATTAAAGAAGGTGAATCATCATAATGTTTGAATATGTAAATACCAAAACAGGGGCTAGAATATCTAGCCCTGATATTTTATACGGAGAAAATTGGAAAGTAGTCGGCGAAGAAGTTAAAGAAGAAGTAGAAAAGATTGAAAATCAAATAAAAGAAGAAAAAGATCAAGAAGAAAAATCTTCAGATGAAATAACAAAAAAGGACATAATGGCCCAACTAGATGCTTTGGGAATTGAATATAATCCAAAGGCTAAAAAGGATGAATTATATAAATTAATGATGGGAGAATAAGATGGAGTATTGCTCTGTTGATGATGTTATTTCTTTATGGAGACCTTTAAAAAATGATGAAATTTTAAGGGTTAAAGAGCTTATTCCAGTCATAGAAAACTCTTTGAGAGTTGAGGCAGATAATGTAGGCAAGGATTTAGATGATATGGCCAAGGCAAGTGAGCCTTACAGGTCGGTTTTAAAATCGGTTGTTGTTGATGTTGTGGCAAGAACTTTAATGACTGCAACTGACCAAGAACCAATGACCCAATATTCTGAATCAGCCTTGGGCTATTCTTTTTCTGGTTCTTTTCTTGTGCCTGGTGGTGGACTTTTTATTAAAAAAAGTGAGCTTTCTAGGCTTGGACTTAGAAGACAAAGATATGGGGTGATAGATTTTTATGAAAATCCATGGAATTACAGTGGAATTGATACAGAAGATTAAAGTTGGCGAAGATCCATTTGGTGGAGATATTTACCAAGAAAAACCTATAAAGGTGGACAATGTCTTAGTAACTCCTACAAATTCTGATGATATTATTAATTCTCAAAACCTATACGGGAAAAAAGCTGTTTATACCTTAGGGATTCCCAAGGGAGATGAAAATATTTGGGAAGATAATGAAGTTTTGTTTTTTGGCCAAAGATTTAAAGTTTTTGGAAAAGTAACACAGGGAATTGATAACCTCATACCCCTATCATGGAATAAAAAAGCATATGTAGAGGTGATAGAATGAGTAAGGTTAAGTTTGTATTAAATAGGCAGGGTGTATCTCAGCTTTTAAAAGGAAAAGAAATCCAAACCGTACTTGAATCTTATGGATCAGAAATAAAAAGCCGAGCTGGAGAAGGTTATGATATGAACTCTAGGGTTGGGAAAACCAGAGCAAACACTATGGTTTATGCTGATTCTATTAGGGCAAAAAGAGATAACCTTAAAAACAATACTCTTTTAAAGGCTATGAAATGATTATTGAAGAAATTTTAAAGGATTTTTTGAAAGAAAAATTAAAGTTAGATGTTTTTTTAGAATATCCTAAAAATTATAAAAAAGATGATTTTGTTTTGATTGAAAAAACAAGTAGTTCAAACGAAAATAAACTTTTATCAGCAACTTTTGCTATACAGTCTTATGGCGAGAGTATGTATAAGGCAGCCTTAAACAATGAAAAGGTGAAAGAGGCCATGCTATTTTTAGCCAATGATAAAAGGATAGGATCAATTAAATTAAATTCTGATTATAATTTTACGGATTTAGAAATGAAAAGATATAGGTATCAAGCTGTTTTTGATATTTATTATTATAAAAATTAAAGGAGAAAAATATGGCTGATGTTAATAATGTATCTTATGGTAAGCCACTAACAGACGGGGCGATTTCTACAGCTCCACTTGGTTCAAGCTTGCCAACGGATGCAACTACAAAACTTGATACAAAATTTAAATCTTTGGGCTATGTGTCTGAAGATGGAATTACAAACGAAAATAGTCCAGAATCTGAAAAAATAAAGGCTTGGGGAGGAAAAACAGTTCTCGTATCCCAAACCGAAAAGCCAGATACTTATCAATTTACTCTAATAGAAGTATTAAACCTTGATGTTTTAAAGGTTGTATACGGGGATGAGAACGTAACAGGAACATTAAAAACTGGAATAACTATAAAGGCTAATGCCAAACCAATGAAGGCAAGGTCTTTTGTGATAGAAACCTTATTAAATGGAGATACTATAAAAAGAATGGTAATTCCTAATGGAGTGATTTCTGAGGTTGGAGAAATTTCCTACAAGGATGATGAGGCCATAGGTTATGAAACAACTATAGAATGTTTACCAGATAAGGATGGAAATACACATTATGAATATATAAAAGGTGCTGAGGGAACAAGCTCAGGGGAGGCATCTTAATGAGCAGAAATAAAAGAAGAAATAAGCCTATTAAAATAAATGACAAGATAATAAGAGGAATTACAAAGTCTGGATTTAGATTTTCTGTTGATTCTGAAGTTTTTAAAGATATGGAAATGTTAGAACTTATCGGAGAGGTTGATGATAATCCAATTCTTATGCCGAAGCTTTTAGAAAAAATGTTTGGCAAAAAACAAAAGGATAATTTATATGATTTTGTAAGAGATTATAAAGGTAGTGTCCCAATTGAGAAGGTTTCTGAAATAGTTAAGGATATTTTTGAAAGTAAAGAATTAAAAAACTCCTTGTCCTTGCCAAGATAATTAAAGATTACGAGAAAGAAATGATATGCGATTTGGCCCAATATTATAATATATATAATTATGAACAGCTAGCTTTTAATAAGTTGGCTGTTTTTGTTTTTGGTTTGCCTAACGATTCCAGAATAAAGAAAAAAATATCAGGTTTAAAGGTAGATTTGAATACTGTAATGACAGCAGGGGTTTTGGATAGATTATCCATGATTTTATATAGCTTAGCAGGATCAAAAGGGAGTGAAAAACCTGAAACTTTAGCTAGTATTTTATTAGGAAACAAAAAAACAAAAGAGAAAAAGCCAAACGGATATGTATCTGGCAAGGAATTTGAAAAAAGAAGACAAGAAATATTAAAAAGGATAGGTGAAAACAATGGCAAATAGTGGAACTAATTTAGGAAAAGCCTATGTCCAAATAATGCCATCTGCAAGGGGAATATCTGGTTCTATTTCAAAACTTCTAGGAGGAGAAGCAAAAAGTGCTGGGGCTTCTGCCGGATTAGGATTTGGTGGAAAACTTGTAGGAGTAGCTAGTAAAGTAATAGCCGCTGCAGGAATAGGAAAGGCCTTTGCAACATCAATTCGTGCTGGTGGGGCATTGGAACAATCTATTGGTGGTATAGAAACTTTATTTAAAGGTAGTGCAAATATAGTTAAGGGTTATGCTAAAAATGCCTATAGAGACGCACAGATATCTGCTAATAAATATATGGAACAAGCAACAAGCTTCTCAGCATCTTTATTGCAGTCTTTAGGTGGAGATACAAAAAAAGCTGCAAATACTGCTGATATGGCAATTAAAGACATGGCTGATAACTCCGCTAAGATGGGAACTAATATTCAGTCAATTCAAGATGCATATCAGGGATTTAGTAAGCAGAATTATACGATAAATTAATGTCTGCTATATAAGTGATTATATAGTAAATGTACGTGAACCTTTATCACGGGTGTGAGATATATTCTTGCTAACGGGGGAAACCTAAGGAAAATCTATGGCAATCCCGTGCCAAGCCTAGAAACAGGAAGGTGTAACGACTATGAGTTTGTTACTCAGTACAAACACTATTGATACGTGTTTGGAAGTGCGTACTAACTAAAATATATCAATGTAAAAATAGTTAAGGATTGTCACGATAAATGTTATAATATAAATAAAGAAAGGTGGCAAATTCGTGTGGAAAACTATTGAAGCAAAACCAAATTATGAGGTTAATGAATTGGGACAAGTTAGGAATAAAAAAACAGGAAGAGTTTTAAAACAATCAAAAAGAAAAGATGGATATTGTCAAGTGATGTTAGGCAGAAAAACAACACCATTATATATTCATAGATTAGTAGCTGAAACTTTTATTTCTAATCCTAAAAATATGAGCCAGGTGGACCATATAAATGGTGATAAATCTGATAATAGATTAGAAAATTTAAGATGGTCTAACGCAACTTTAAATTATTTGGCCTATGGTTATGACAATAGAATTAGAAATAAGTGGAAACCTGTAAGAGCTACAAATACAGTTACTGGTGAAACTATTTTATTTAAGTCAAGAAATGATACAGCTAAATATTTTAAGTGTAATAAATCTCAAATTGATTATGGTAGAATTTACAAAAAAGGAAATAAAAAACATTGGTATTTTGAATTAGTTAAAGATATAGTCTAATCCCTTAGAGCTTACACGTGTAGGCTCTTTTTAAATACTTGGAAACAAGGGGTATAAATGGTTAGATAACCTTAAACTTGGTTATGGTGGTACACGAAGTGAGATGTTACGTCTTTTGGGTGATGCTGAAAGGCTTACTGGTATCAAATATGATATAAATAATCTGGATGATGTATTTAATGCAATACATGTTATACAAAAGGAATTAAATATTTCTGGTGTTGCCGCTGATGAAGCTAAGAAAACTTTAATTGGTTCTTTTAATGCCATGAAAGCATCTGCCCAAGATTTTGCTGGATCTTTGGCCTTGGGAATGGATATAAAAGAGCCTTTAAGTAATTTAATAACAACAACAGGGACTTTTCTTTTTGGAAATTTAATTCCTATGATAATAAATATAGGAAAAGCCATACCTGGGGCCTTGGTCCAAGCTATTTCTGAAGTTGGACCAGTAATGGTAGAACAAGGTAAGAATTTAATGGCAAATCTTGGTATTGGTTTATCTGATTCTAGTCCATTAAATGGTTTGGGTGCAAAACTTACAAGCAATTTACAGCCTGTTATTAACGGTATTAAAACAAGTTTAGGATTTTTGCCAGAATTATTTCAAACAGTTTCTCAAAGCGTAATGGGAGTTGTGGATATAATTGCTGGAGGTCTAGCTAAATTAGATTTTTCTGGAATTGGTAATTTAGTTTCTGCAATAATTCCTGCCCTTACAAGTGGTTTTCAAACATTTTCTTCTATTGTAGGTCCTGCCATACAAATGGTTGTAGATTCTTTTGTAGGTTTATGGAATGCCATTCAACCTGTTTTAAGTATTCTAGCTACGGCATTAATGCCTATATTTAATATAGTAGCAAGCTTTTTAGGTGGGGTATTTAAAGGTGTACTTTTAGGAGTTGCTGGAACCTTTGATATTTTAAAAGGAGTTATTGAATTTCTCACTCCTGTTTTTGACGCTTTAGTATCTGTTTTGAACTTTATATCGCCTGTATTATCAAAGATAGCCGAATGGGTCGGAGTTGCCATTGGCTTATTTGCTAATTTAGGACAAGCGGGAAACGGATTAAAAACAATGATGAAATCGGCTTGGACAAATATCTCTAATGCTATATCTACAGCTCAAACAATAGTATATGGATCTATTTCACATATTTTGAGAGTATTTAATAGTTTAAAGGCAGGGGGAAATAGTCTTAAAGCTGTTTTACAAACTGCTTGGAGATTAATTACAAGCTCTATTTCTGGTGCTGTTGGTAAAATTACTGGATATATAGGAAATATTAAAAATGTATTTAATTCTTTGAAAAATATAAATTTATTTGATGCTGGTAAGGCAATAATGAATGGTTTTTTAAAAGGATTAAAATCTGTATGGAAGGCAATTACAGGATTTGTTGGTGGAATAGCTGGTTGGATAAAATCCCATAAAGGACCTATTTCTCATGATAGGAAGCTTTTAATTCCTGCTGGTAATGCTATTATTGGTGGATTAAATAAATCTATGGTTGATAGTTTTAAGGATGTTAAATCTAATGTTTTATCCATGGCTGGGGAAATTTATGATGGATTTGATTTGAATATTAAGCCTTTAAATTTAAGTCCGGATATTTCTAGTCTAGATAAAAATATTTTGGATAAGAAACTGGGTTCTAATTTAGATTTTAATGCTTATGGTGAATACAAGGCCAATAGAGATTCTAAGCTTGAAAGTTTGCTTTTAGATATTTTATCTTTATTAAAGATAATGACTGAAAAGGATGATGATGTTTATATCGATGGCGAAAAAGTTTCTGTTATGCTTGGTAAAAGAATTGATGAATATAAAAAGAGAAAAGACCTTTATGAAAATAGGAGAATGGGGGTGGTATTGTAGATGTATGAAGTCATTGTTGATGGTGAATCTTTAAAAGATTTGATTTTTATTACTGATGTTGAAAGGACTATGGGACCTTTTGTGAAAAATAGGATAGTAACCATACATGCTTATATCCTCCATGATATCCTTGCAACTGTTGATGTTTTAAATAAACTATTGACTGGAGAAATGCAGGAATTTATCTTTACTGACCAACCAGACAGGTATTGGAAGGGGAAGGTAAAAGAGGATATTAAAGTTTCAAGCTCTTATGAGAGGACAAAAATTGACATTGATATAGAAATACCAGATGGGGTTTCACATGCTGTAGATCCCAAAGAGCTTTCTTTTTCTGGGAGAACTAGTCTAATATTAGAAAACAATGGGTCGGATTATGCATATCCGACCTTTGATTTTAAGTTGAAAGAAGATACTTATATGGTTTCTGCTGTAAGTAAGGATAAAGTTTTTCAATTTGGGGAGCCTTTAGAGGCAAGTCCAATGAAACAGGTTAGGATACAAAAAGAGGGTTTGGTGGATGGATATGAAACCAGGAGGTCTTGGGTTGAGATTGATTCCAGGTTTAATAAGCTAAATCCTACAAATTATGATGCAAGTAAAATCCACACCAGGTGGCATAGTGCTGGAGATTTGGTCCAAAGAAACAAATCTATGCCTGCCCCAAGTAATGGGAAGATAAAGGTTGGTAAGTGGGCTACCCATTGGCAAACTGGCGAGAGGATAGATAATTGGGTTAAGGGGAGGTCTTTTCCTGTGGCTCAAACTAAAACAGTTAGGCAATCCAAATCATCTAAGGCCTATTTACTTAAAAATAATGGAGTATATATAGGTTGGCTATTGGAACAAGATATAGATGGTCCTACAAGCAAGGGCTTTGCTTGTAATAATGGAAATTCCCACGACATGTTGGCGACTTTTGCAAGTGGTCAAAGTGGTTGGCATGGACCTTGCAAGTCTTATCCTATTAATCTAGATTGTACCGATTTTGAATTAGAGGCTTATTTAAATTATTTTGTAGGTCCTGCCAATCAGTTTGGGGCAATGTATATAGGTGTTTATGCTGGAGATACTCCCATAATGGCAGCTAGTTTTTCTACCCATTATACAAACAGGGTTACATCGATTTATTATGATGTTTATGATGGCTGTTATGGGAAAATTAATTCTGGCCTTGCTTCAAATTTTTGGGGGAAAATTACTATGAAAAAACATGGGGAAAAATTTTCTTTTTCTACTTTTAATGACATGAGCAAGAAATCTTACACCAAAGACTATAATCTAACAAATAAAGAGCTTAAACCAAGCCATATTCTTGTTTGGGCAGGTAAGTATGGTTCTAATCCACAATTATCAGAGCTATCTTTTGTAAGACTTAAATTTACAGGCCTAGATGGAAAACTTTGGACAGATAAGGATGTAACGAATGTGCCTGACCCAAGATATAAATTTAGGGCTGGAGATGTAGTAAGGCTTGAAATGGAAACAAATAAGGCTTATGTAAATGGGATTGAAACACTAAGTCCAATTTCTTATGGGTCAGATACTGTTAGGCTAAAACCAGGAGAAAATGAAATTATGTTTGATATTTCCTCGGACGTGGTGCCTGATATAGATGTTTTTTATAGGGAGCGTTTTAAATGATATTTTTTACAAATAGGTTATATGAAACACTTGCTGTGGCTAGTACTAATACTGAAAAAGGTCTTAAACTTTTAGATGACGAATTAAATCAAACTATAAAGACGGGAACTGCAATTTATACGGGGAAAATTGCCAAAAATGATATAAGTGTAGAAAAAATTGAGGCTGGATCTTTTGTTTTTGTCCCAAATTTTAAAAATAAAATAATCCCCCTTGAAGTTATGGAAGTAGAAGAGGCAAGATCATATAAAAAAATAATCGCTGAAGATGCAGGACTTGAACTTCTAAATTCTGATGTTGGCGACCATAAGATGAAGGGAACTTTAAGAGAACACATACTAGCAACAATCGGAAATGATTCTGATTGGGTGATTGGTATAGATGAAATTGGTGATTCTAAAAATTTAACTTTGGAATATACTGGGGTAACTAACCAAACAAAAAGAATTGTCCTAATTGCTGGTCGTTTTGGAGCTGAAATTTCATATGATTTTAAATTTGATGGTAATGAAATCAAGGAAAAAAGAATTAATTTTGTTAAGGAAAGAGGAAAAGATACTGCAAGACGTCTTGAAGTTGGAAAAGAGCTTAAGGATGTAAAAAGAAATGTATCTATAACAAATTTAAGGACAGCTGTACTTGGTATAGGAAAACCCCATAAAGAAACTATAAAAACTACAAAAACTGTCAAAAAGACGGTCAAGGTAAATGATTCTTCTTCCACTACAAAACAGACTAATGGAAAATTAGATGCCTTTATAGGATGGTTTCAGGCAAGAAAAGGAAAAGTATCTTATTCCATGTATAGCAGGATGGGACCAAGGTCTTATGACTGTTCATCTGCTGTGCATTTTGCAGCAAAACACGCAGTTCTTTTACCATCAAATCATTATATAGGATCTACAGAAACCTTATTTGGCATGAAAGGAAAATATTTAGATGAAATATCAAGGTCTGATATAAGATATGGAGATATTTTTGTAGCAGGAAGGCAAGGGGCATCTGGTGGGGCCGCTGGCCATACTGGGGCTGTTTTAGATAAAAATAGGATAATCCATTGTACTTACAGTAAAAATGGTATTGCCATAACTCCAATAAATGGATATACTGGTGGACCTCCTGTAAGATTTTTTAGGTGGAGAAATTCTGGAGCTGGCAGTGTTAGTGTAAGTAATGCAAAATTTTGGACTAATAATAATATCGCCTACCATGATTTAGGCTGGACTTTAAATGGATTAAATGCTGGTCAACTTAACAACTGGATAAGGGCCACAAGCCCTGGTAGTCCCTTTAATGGACAAGGCAATGTATTTATGGAAGCACAAAAACAATCAGGGCTTGATGCAAGATATATTCTTTCTCATGCTGCCCTAGAATCTGGATGGGGTAGGTCTAATATAGCAAAAAGATATAATAATTATTTTGGAATCGGGGCCTTTGATAATGATCCAAATAATGCCAAAAACTTTTCTAATTCTGGTTTAGCATCTGGAATTATAAATGGGGCTAAGTGGATAGCAAAAAATTATTATAATTCATCTTATAAGCAAACAACTTTATACAAAATGAGGAATAATAATGGAGTCCACCAATACGCAACCGACCCAAATTGGCACAATAAAATAGCTAACATCATGAAAGGGTCTGAAAGGTATACAAGACCTGCAGCCCCATCAAAAAATAAAACTAAGGAAGTTCTTGAAACTGTAAGTGAAAATAAAGAAGTTGAAAAGGAAACGAATTTAAAGGGATACAAGTATGATGATGGAAGGTATTTTGTAGATAAGGACGGTAGGGTTTGTGATAGGGAAGCTAATGCTATTTGGTCAAAGCCAAATACTAAGGGCAGGTACTTATCAAGAGTCTATGAATCCGAGGCTACAAGTCAAAAAACTTTGTTTGATGAATGTTTAAATCAGCTAAAGAAAAATAACCAACCTGAAGTATCTTATGATGTAAATCCAGATAAAATCCCTAAAGATATTGATATTGGAGATAGGGTAAGGATAATTGATCACGGTTATTCGCCAGCTTTGTATTTGGAAGCAAGGCTAGTTGATGTAACAACATCAAGCACAAATGATTATATAGACCGTGCTGTTTTTGCTAATTTTGTACCAAAAACAAGCGGAATAGCTGAAAGACTTTTTAATTTACAAGCAAATGTACAAGATTTTAAATACAGCTTTGAAAATCAACCTTATGTCATGAGTTTAGAATCAAGTTCTGGCAATGTTTTTAAAGATGATATAGTTGATACAAATTTAATTGCAAAACTCACAAAGGCAGGGATTGACCAGTCGGCAAATGTAGATGGATATATTTGGGAGAGAATTTCAAAATATCCTGATAAATTGGTAGTTAGTGATGAAAAATGGAATGAAAACCATAAGGATAATAACGAACATTTTATAGAACTTAAAAGAAGCGATATTGAATTGGAAGCAACTTTTGTTTGCTCGGCCATGCTAGATGACCTGGCAGTTGCAACTGCATCATATACCATTAAAAATTTATCTATAGGAATTTATAAGCAAAAAGAAGAACCTGATAGAAAGCTTTTAATGTGGGGAGATGTGTGGCAATGGGAGGAAGGAGATATCCATTTTAAAAGAATTTGGAAAGGTGATAGGTGGGAAGATACTGTTACCAAAAGAGATCTAGAACTTTTAGAACTAACTCCAGGCCCTCCAGGAGCAGACGGAAAAGATGGAATGCCAGGTCCAAAGGGGGCAGATGGTAAAACTTCCTATATGCATTTCGCCTATTCTGACAGTAAAGATGGAGTTGTTGGGTTTACGCTAACAGCAACAAATGGTAAAAAATATATAGGATTTTATACAGATTTTGTAAAAGAAGATTCTAAAGATCCCACAAAATATGAATGGTCAAAATATGTTGGAGATAAAGGTGAACCTGGGAAAGATGGTGCAAATGGAATACCAGGAAAAGCTGGGGCAGATGGTAAAACTCCATACTTTCATACAGCTTGGGCAAACTCATCAGACGGAAGTAAAGACTTTTCCACAAGTAAAGCTGGAGAAAAGTTGTATATAGGAACTTATACAGACTACACAAAAGAAGATTCTGCTGACCCTAAAAAATATACTTGGCTACTTGTCAAGGGTAACAAGGGTGAAAAAGGTGAGCCAGGTAAAGATGGTAAAAACATTAATAGGAATTATATTAATGATTCTAAATTTAAAACTGTTACCGTTCCGAAAAAACTTTATGATGAGGCTTATAATATTGACCCTAGTTTTTGGGATACTTATAATAGGCAAGCAATGACTTTATCTTTTTGGTTTAAGGCAAAAAAAGCCAAGACGTACAAAAGAAACTTTGATGTACATTTCAGAGCTGCCCCTTGGTATCAATTTGGAACTGTAGTTTATCCAGAAAATACTACTGAAAATATTTTTTATAAATTGCATATAGGTAGCAAAATGATGCCACAAGACTATAGGGCTGCCCAAATTTTTATAAGATTTATAGAAGGATATAGCGGAGATGCTTTTGAAATAAAAGATTTGAAATTAGAATTTGGAAATGAAGCTACCGATTGGATCCCTTCTGTAAATGATTTGAAAGGCAAAGATGGGGAAAAAGGAAGTCCTGGCAAAGATGGCAAAACTGGTAAAATCGGTCAGAATCTTTTGAGAAATTCTAATGTGCCTGTTGAGAATAAGGATTATAATACAAACATCTGGAAAATTTGTGAAACTCCAACAACTGGGGAAACTATTACTTTTACTATGAAATTGAAGATTGAAAAAGATGATTTAGTCGGCTTGTACAATTCTGGTGGAAGTATCGGTTTTTTTGGATTTGCACAAATAAAAAAAACAAATGATTATCAAATTTGGTCTAAAACTTTTAAGTGGGTTGATAAAAGTGCCTCTGGTTATAAACAAACAAATCCTCCATCATTGTATTTATATGTTTGTAGTAACGGAAATGGAGACAATAAAAATAACAATACTGTATCTATAGAATGGGCAACCTTAACCCGTGGAGATATTCCAGCCATAGAGTGGTCTCCTTGTTATGCAGATGTGGATGATGCAATATCCGAAAAAGCAAGCGAAGAGAGTTTACAAGATTTGCAAGTCCACTTTGCCATGTATCCAACGGCAGAGGAACTTAACCAAAACAAAGTGGATTTAATGAAACAACAAGCATATCTTGACCAATTAAAAACTGCCATTGATTCTAATGCCTTAAGCCTAGAAGATAGGCTAAGTATTATAGAAGCCAACGTAGGAGCAGGAAAATTATCCCTAGAAGCTATTAATACCTACCTACATTTTGGTGAAGAAGGAGTTTTAATTGGAAAAGAGGGCGAACAAGTAAGGTTAAGACTTATTAATAATGCCTTGGAGATTACAGACGGTAGTAAAGTTGTTGCAAGATTTGCAAACAACCAAACCGAGACTCCAAACTTAAAAGTAAGCGGAGCCTTTGAATTTGGTTACCATGTGGCAAACAAGGTAGATTTAAATGGAAATAAATTTACTGTAATAAGTCCTAATATATAGGAGGTAAGATGGCAACATATAGTAAGACGATCAATAATGGTACAGGAACCATACATTTAGAAATAAGACAACAAAGCCAAAATATAGCTAATAATACATCTACTGTATATTATAGATTATATATACAAGGAAAAAATGGTTATGGATTTTGGAATAATTATCATACAGGTAAAACAAGTGTAGTAATAAATGGATCAACTGTTCATAATCAGACAGGAAGAGATTTTGATTTAAGGGGTGGAGGAAGTCAGCAATTGGCTTCTGGTACTACTACAGTAAAACATAATGAAGATGGGTCTAAGTCCTTTTCATTTTCTGCTAGTCTTTGGTCGACTTCGGCAACAGGATATGTTTCTGGAAATTTTTCCTTATCTAAAATTCCTAGAGCATCTTCCTTTTCCTTGCAAAATTCTTCAGGAACTAATATATCAAGTATTTATGCAGGAAATGATGTAAAAATTTCTATTGATAAAAAAGTTTCTTACTTTACCCATAGCTTAAAAGTTTCTTATAGTGGAAATAGCGAAACTATTATCAATAAGACTTTTTCCTCGTCTATTACCTGGTCAAATTCTAATAATGTAATGACGAATTACATGCAGAATTTAAAAAGCATGAATTTAACCTTTACCCTTGAAACCTATGATGGAAGTACAAGAATTGGCTCATCTTCTAAGAATTTAACCTTAAATGTACCAAGTTCAGCAGGTCCAAGTATTAATAGTGTAGATATAACAGAAGCTAACCAGAATAAAATTAATATAATAGGGGCTAGTCCTTTTTATCAACATTTAACAGATTTGAGGATAAAAACAAGTGGAGCTGGTAAATATGGGGCTAGTATTAAGAGTGTAAATGTAAGTATAGGACCCTATAATATTTCTGGTCAAGATGCAATAATTAAAGATATTAATTTAACTGGCAACCAAAATATAAAAATAACAATAAATGATTCTAGAGATATGAGCGCAAGTACAACAAGGACTATTAATTTAAATCCTTATAACTTGCCTAACATATCTTTTTTTAATGCCTACAGAAACCAATCTAATACAAAGTATGCAAGTGCAAGAATAGCATTAACATCTACAGTAATAGACAATAAAAATCCATTGGATGTAAAAGTAGATGTGGCAGAAAAAGATTCAAATTCCTGGAAAAATGTATATTCAGCTACGGTAGGAAATGGGTCATTTAATTCAACAATATCCCTAGGCGGAGGTTTTGATGACTACAAGGCTTATGATGTAAGGCTAAGTATAGCCGATAAATTTAAAAGACACCAGGCCTTGTCAACTATACCTGCGACTAGTCAATCCTTAGTTATAGGGGCAAATAAACCTGTAGTGGGCATTGGAAAAGTGCCAACCATCGATAAGGGGTTGGAAATAGAAGGCTTATTTAAAATGGGTGATTTCACAAGTTACATTTCAGGAAGTGATGTAGTCTTTAAAAATAATAAGGCTAATGGGAGTATTAAATTTGAAAATAATCTCAAACTAGATGGGGATATTGTTCCTGGTCAGGATAAAAAAGTTATTAATGTAAATTTGGATGAAGGTTTATCAGGTTATTTAAAGTTAAGCAAGGATGCCTTTGGCCTAGTCCATATGTGGGCAGATTTACTTCTACAAACAGATAGACCAGCACAAAGATGGAATACATGGGCAAAAATACCAGAAGGGTATTGTCCAAGTGTTAGAATGAGTATAAGTTTTGCTACTGGAGGCTGGTCCAGGACTGGATTAGCATTAGATCCTAATGGCAACTTATTTTTCCTAAATCAAGATGGGGTTAAAGGAATTGGAAAGGGCGATCCCATAAGAATTGATTATATTTATAGGAACAAGGAGGCAGCATGGTAGATGAAAACAAAATAGATTACAAAGAAGTCTTTATCTTAGATGATAAGGGCTTTTTTATTGGAACAACTTATTTAAACATAGAAGAAAAACAAGAATTTAAATTTACAACAACTCCTCTAGATAAAAATCTATTAAAGCCTAAATTTGATGGCGAAAAATGGATAGAAGGAGTTAATAAGAATGATCTAATGATTAGTATGCTATTTCCTGAGAATGATTTAGGAGTTAATACCAATGATTTCTTAGTTTTAAATATATTAAAAATTTTAAGGGAAGGGGGGATGATTATGGATAATACATGGTTTTTTAAATACTGTATGTTTTGTTGGGCAGAAAGAAAAATCGATGAAGCCTATCTTGATATGGCAAAGAAGATGGATATGCTAACAGACCAACAAATTATGATGATAAAAATGACACCAAGAATTGAAGAAAAGTAGGTGATGGTATGGAATGGACTATGATAGCAAGTGCTTTAATTAAAAATGGTCCTTTAGTTGTAATAGCTGCTATTTTTTTGAAAGTATACATGGACGATACAAATATAAAAAGAGTAGAAAGAGCAGAGGACAGGAAATTACAAAAAGAAAATAACGATAAAATTTTAAATCTTACAGAAAAAGTAACCCAATCTATCGAAACCAACAAGGGTGAAGTAAGGTGTTTGGGAGAAAAATTAGAGGTGCATAACTCTTCCTCCGGGGCTTCCCTTGCTGAGATTAAGCAAGGGGTAAACCAAATACAAAAAGACGTTACGATTTTAAACAGCAAAATTGACGATATAGCAGATGATATGGATAAAAGTGCTTAGGGCTAGTATTTACTAGTCCTTTTTTAGTATAAAGGAGTAAAAAAATGAATGATATTTTAATAAAAATCTTAGTAAGTGTGGGAATATTAGTTTTGACAAATGTATTTGTATATTTAAGCAACCTAAGCAAGGAGAAAATAGCAAAAATAGATAATATAAAAGTAAGAGAAGCAAGCTACAAGCTATTAGATATAGTAACAAAATGCGTATCTGCAACCAATCAAGAATTTGTTGGAGATCTTAAAAATCAAGGAAAATTTGATAGAGACCAACAAGAGAAAGCTTGGAATAGCACAAAAGAAAAAATTAATAAAATATTAGATGCTGAATCTAAGGAAATTTTAGAAAAAGCTTATGGAGATCTTAACTCTTATATAAACCAATCAATCGAAAATGAAGTGAAATTACAAAAGGAGGGATAAATGAGTAATTCAAGTTTAGTAGATTTTAGAGATTACAGCCCAAACCATAGTGGATTAAGAAATGAGAAAATTACAAAAATTGCAATCCATCATACTGCAGGAGTTTTAACAGCTGCAGGTATTGGTAGTGTCTTTAAATCTAGGGGCAGGCAAGCTTCTTGCAACTATGGAGTTGGATCAGATGGAAAAATTGTTTTGGTTGTTGACGAATGCAATAGGGCGTGGACAACATCTTCAGCCTGGTGCGACAATCGTGCAGTAACAATAGAAACATCTAACAGCCAATACGGTGGCAATTGGCCAGTATCAGATTTTGTATTAAATAGGTTAATCGATTTGGTAACAGATATATGTAAAAGAAATAATATTTATCCTTGTACTTATACGGGAAATAAAAATGGTGTTTTGCAAAAACATGAATGGTATGCCCAAACTACTTGTCCTGGTCCATACTTAGGTAGCAAGTTTTCCTATATTGCGAGCGAAGTAAACAAAAGACTAAAGAGTGGAAATTATACAGCAAAAACTGTGGCAGATTTGTATAGGGTTAGAAAATCTTGGCAAGATTCCAAAAGCCAAAAAGGTGCATTTAAAAATTTAGAAAGTGCAAAAAGTTTGGCCAAAAAATATAATTATAAAGTTTATAATAAGAATGGAAATCAAGTGTACCCTGAAGTTAAAAAAGCGAATACAAACCCTTATGATGGAGTATTTATAAAAAATGAAAACTGGACTGGAGTTACTCTAACCGAATGTAATGTAAGAACAAGCCCATCAACAAAAGCACCAATAGTAGCATGTTATGGAAAAAATGAACCAATATATTATGATAGCGTATATGAAGGTGATGGCTACAGATGGATATCCTACGTTGGTAAACAGTCTAAGGAAAGAAGATTTGTTGCTTGTAGGAGACTTACTGGAGATACTACACCTTGGATTAGGTTTTAGTTAAAGTGTTTGACACGTATAAAAAATACGTATATAATGTAAATGTAAGTCAAAAGCTTACAATCTAACCCAACCCTCAAACTCAACATCAATCTTAGTGTATACATTTAAAGATTGGAGGGAATATGGTAAAACCATATAAAGAGGTTATAAAAGTTATGAAAAAGAATGGTTGGCTTTACGACCATACTACTGGTTCGCACGAAATTTATATTAAAGACGGGAAAACATGTCCTGTAAAATGTAATAAAAAAGATATTCCAGCTGGAACTTTGGCGAGCATTAAGAGAATAACTGGGCTAAATTTTTAGCCCTTAGCCTCTGAATAGGAGAATTATTATGAAACACGACAGATACTCATACCCATGTATAATTACTTTTGATCAGGATGATGGTATTTATTATGTCAATTTTCCTGATTTGGAAGATTGCTTTACAGATGGAGAGACTTTAGAGGAAGCTTTATATAACGCTAAAGATGTTTTAGGATTAGTACTTTATACTAAAGAAGAAAATAATATAGAGATTAATCCTCCAAAAAATAATTTTATTTCTACTAAAGAAAACCAAGCTTTGTCTTACGTTTCTGTTTGGATGCCATTAGTTCGTGATGAAATAGAAAATAAATCAATTAAAAAGACAATTACAATCCCTAAATGGTTGAATGATTTAGCGGAAGATAATAATGTTAATTTTTCAAAGCTTCTTCAAGTTTCGTTGAAAAAGTATTTAGGAGTTTAAATATAAGAAAATAGATAAACTAAGCGATTATATAAGTAGTCGCTTTTTTAGTAGATAAAAAAGGAAAAATAATAGTATAATATAAGTGATAGGTAAGCAACGTATAGTGTTTACGAATTTTCTACATTGACCACTGGCATTTGCTGGTGGTCTTTTTTTATTTGAAGTATAATATTATTGATCAATTAGTTTTGTTACGACAAACTAAGATAAAAGACACTTGGGAAGGAATTAAGCTAGATTAATTATCTATGCTCCTGGGGTGTCTTTTTTTATGCTTATAAAAACTTAAAGTTATTTTTTAAGGAATACTATTGGTATACTTAATTATTTAATTGGCTTATAAGTTAAAATAAAACGTATTGCTTTGTTTTACTCGTTTATAAGATGTTTATGCTATATTTTCTTAGTAAAAAATACAACCAGCGATAAGTAGCGGTAATTGTATAAAATTTTATGTTCACAGCTGTAAGTTAACTAAAAATAATTATTGTTTAGTTACTAATAGGTTACCAACGTACATTTTTTAATAAAATAGTTGTAGTTTTTTTGTAGTTATTCAACCATATAAACTTGTTAATTGCTTATAGGTTTTATACTTCTATCCTGCACCAGATTTAAGCACTCAAAAGTGAGTGCTTTTTTTTGTACCTTTTTTCAAATGTGATTTATTTTTGTGATTTTTATTAGATTAATTAATTTATAATTAAAAAAGAATTTTTAAACATAATTTTGGGGTATATATAATATATAGAAAGTATTTAGGTTTAATATGTATTGATTAAATCTTAATATATATATACTTAATAGTGTTTGTTATATTTTAACTGATAAATTTTACCAGTTAAAAATTCATCTTAGAAAAAGGAGATATATTATGATGAAAAATTCTTATGATGACAGAGTGAAATTTGTAAATGGTAATTATCATTCTCTTGTAAAAGCAAGAAAACCAAAAGATATTGATAAGAAGAAGGCTTATATTATAGGTACTGGTCTTGCAGCCTTATCTGCTGGAGGATTTTTGGTAAAAGATGCTCATATGAAAGCTGAAAATATTACTTTTTTAGAACAATTAGATTTGCCAGGTGGAAGTTTAGATGGGGATTATAAAAAAGAACACATGGGATATGTTGCCCGTGGTGGAAGAGAAATGGGTCACCATTTTGAAATTTTATGGGACCTTTATAGTGCAGTTCCTTCTTCTGAAAATCCAGATGAATCTATTTTAGATCATTTCTTTTATACAAATTTGGATGATCCAAATTATAGTAAATGTCGTATAATTCATGAAAATGGAAAAAGATATGATGAAGAAAAATTTAATTTAAGCGACAAAGCATTAAAAGAAATAATTGATCTTACTATTACTGCTGATGAAAAATTAGTGAATAAACAAATTGATGAAGTCTTCAGTGATGAAACTTTAAATAGTGATTTTTGGATTTTATGGAGATCAATGTTTGCTTTCCAAAATTGGAATTCTGCTTTAGAAATGAAACTTTATTTGAATAGATTTATCCATCATGTTGGAGGCCTTCCTACACTTTCTGCTCTTCAATTTACTCAATATGATCAATATGAATCTATAGTTAAACCTATTGTTAAATGGTTAAAAGATCAAGGAGCAAAATTTGAGTATGGAGTTACTGTAAAGGATATAGATTTTTACCTAAGTGATGATAAGAAAATGGCTACAAAATTAGTCATGGAAAATAGTAAAAAAGAAGATAAATCTATTGAATTAACTGAAGATGATTTGGTATTTATAACTAATGGTTCAATGACAGAATCTTCAAGCTATGGTGATGATAATACTCCAGCTACTCTTTCTGCAGATCTTGGTGGAAGTTGGGAATTGTGGAGAAATATTGCTTTAAAATCTGATGAATTTGGTCATCCAGATAAATTCTGCCAAAATGTTGAAAGAACAAATTGGGAATCATGTACAGTAACAGTTCATGGGGGAGAAGTTATTGATTATATTGAAAAAATAACTCAAAGATCACCTTATACTGGAAGAACTGTAACAGGTGGAATTGTAACAGTAAAAGATTCAAATTGGTTAATGAGTTGGACTATTAATAGACAACCTCAATATGTTGGCCAACCAAAAGATGATGTTTGCGTATGGGTTTATGGATTATTTTCAGATAAAAAAGGAAATTATATAGAAAAAGCTATGAGAGATTGTACAGGTAAGGAAATTACAAAAGAATGGTTGTACCATATTGGTGTTCCAAGTTCAGAAATTGATAGACTTTCTGAAGATTGTTCAGCAATTCCTGTAATGATGCCTTATATTACAAGTCATTTTGAACCACGTGAATTTGGAGACAGACCATATGTTGTTCCAAAAAATGCAGTTAACTTTGCCTTTTTAGGACAATTTGCTGAAACTTTAGATAGACCTGGAAGAGATACAGTATTTACAACAGAATATTCTGGAAGAACTGCAATGGAAGCTGTTTATGCATTATGTAATGTAGAAAAGGGAATACCAGAAGTTTATGCATCAAGATATGATTTAAGATATTTGATGAATGCTGCAAGTGCTCTAAATGATTATGAAAAACCACATCTTCCAATTCCAAAATTAGTTCAACATAATTTGAAAAAAAGAATTGAAGGTACAGATATTGAAATAATGTTAAAAGAAAATAATTTAATCTAACTAAAGATAACTAAAAACTGGTGAAAATTTTCACCAGTTTTTTAAATTAAATTTAAAATAAAAAATAATAATTTGAGAAGTATCAACTAATGAAATAATTAGTTATATTTATATCTATAAGGAAAAGCTTTTACTAAAATCATTTTCTTATAAATTTTATTTAAATTTTTAAAAAAAATTGAGTTTTCAACATGGTTAAAGATTGAATTATTAATACTATAAGTTTTGACTTATGTTATTGATGACGAATTAGTAATTTTACATAAAGAAACGTTTTCTATATAATTAAATTTGAAAATAGCTACTAATATTTATTATAATTGAAGAGGATTCAAAAAAATTAAGTGAATTTATGGAGGAAATTATGACTAAGTTTCGTAGAGAACATGATTCTGTTGGTGAAATGGATATATTAGAAAATGCTTATTATGGTGCAAATGCAAAAAGAGCAGAGGAAAATTTCCCAATTACTGGTCTTAAAGCTGATGATAAATTTTTAGATGCAATGGTTGAGGTTAAAAAAGCTGCAGCTATTGAAAATGAAAAATTAGGCCTAATATCAACAGATCAAAAAGATGCAATACTTTATGCTTGTGAAAAACTTTTGGAAGGAGAGTATAGGGATAATTTTATTGTTGATCCAATCCAAGGTGGAGCTGGAACAAGTTATAACATGAATACTAATGAAATTATTGCAAATATAGCAAATGAAAAACTTGGTGGAGCTCTAGGAGTTTATGATAAGGTTCATCCAAATGATGACGTAAACAAAGGACAATCTACAAATGATGTTATTCCTACAAGTGGAAAAATTGCTCTTGTTAGATATTTTATGGAACTTAAAGATGAATGTGAAAAACTTTTAGAATCTTTTGAAAGAAAAGCAAAAGAATTTAAAGAAGTTTACAAAATGGGCCGTACTCAACTTCAAGATGCAGTTCCAATAAGCTTAGGTCAAGAATTTAATGCTTACCATTCTGTTATTAAAAGAGATTATGAAAGAATGGATAAGGCAATAGAGGCTTTATCAAGTGTAAACTTAGGAGCAACTGCAATTGGAACAGGTCTTAATGCTGATGCTACATATGTAAATGAAATAGTTGATGTATTAAAAGAGGTTACAGGTCTTGATTTAAAACAAGCAGAAGATTTGGTTGATGGAACACAAAACTTGGATGGATTTTTATATGCATCATCAATTTTAAAAACTTTTGCAGTTTCACTTTCAAAAATTTCTAACGATTTAAGACTTATGTCTTCAGGTCCACAAACAGGAATTGGTGATATAAACCTACCAGTTAGACAAGCTGGATCATCTATTATGCCAGGAAAAATTAATCCAGTTATACCAGAAGTTGTAAGCCAAGTTGCCTTTGCAGTTTGTGGAAATGATACTACTGTAACTATGGCAGTTGAAGCCGGACAATTAGAACTTAATGCTTTTGAACCAGTCATTTTTTACAAACTTTTTGAATCTCTAAGAGCTTTAAAGGGTGCAATTTATACTTTAAGAATTAATTGTGTTGATGGAATTACAGCTAATAAGGAATTATTATTAGAAGAAGTTGAAAAATGTGTAGGACTTGTTACAGCCCTTGCTCCACATATTGGATATGAAAAATCAAGCGAAATTGCCCACAAGGCACAAGATACAGGAAAAACTGTAAGAGAGCTTGTTCTTGAAGAAAAATTATTGGGTGAAGCTGAACTTGATAAAATATTAGACTTCAAAAAAATGATTACACCTGGAATCTTAGAAGAGGATAAATTGGATGAGAAATAA